CAAACAAAAATCAATGAAATATATTTATAAATATAAACAAAAACGAGATGTTAGAGCTGTTTTTAAAGTAAAGGCTGATATACAAAATGATATCTATAATCTATTATGTAAAGGTGAAGTAAAACATAAATTTTATCAATTTGCTTATATACCTGATTACAAAACTAGTGTTATGATGAATAATTTATTTAGAAATATATCTGAAAATGGTAATTTAGATACACTAGAAGAAAGTGAGGATGAAGAAGATTTTGAAAATATTGATTTAGATAAATATGTTGATTTAGATAAATCTTTTACTATGGAATGTTTATATAATAATAAATTTAAAATGTGGGTTCCTGAAAAAGTAGTAACTAATAAAGATGTTATTGAACAGAAACAACTATTAAAATTTAAAAAATAATAATGATAACTTATAATATAAATGAGTGGAGCAGAATCTACATATGCAAAATTTAGTGATAGTCCATTAGTGCGTGGTGATAATTCCAACTTTTCTCCTGCGTTGTATAATAAAGTTGGTGGTGTGAGCGGTTGTACTGGTGCTACTGATAATGTATCAGCAGCAAATAGTAATCCTGGATATAATTATAAATTTGTTGGTGGTGGAGATAGTAAAAATTATGTATTGAATACTATTTTACCCAATCTCAGATCACATTCAGGTGGGAAAAAAAGCCGTAAACGTAGACATAGTAAAGGTCGCAAACGATCTGGGAAAAAACATAAGCGTTCTAAAAGTAAAAAACTTAAACATAGAGGAGGAAATCCTTATGCTGTACCATCTGACTATGCTGGTGGTGTACCATTCTATGGATACAAAGGAGCTAGTTTGACTGAAACAGCGGCTTTAGCTCCAGGTAGAGCACCTATTACTATGGGTAAAAATACTATGTGTTCTGGTGGTGGTAGAAAATCTAAAAGAACAAGAAGAAGAAAAAGAACTTGTTGTAAGTATTGTAATAGATTATGTAAAAAGTCATGTAAATGTAAATCTAAAGGTAAAAAATGTAAATGTAAATGTAAAAAGTGTCCTACGAAAAAACGCCATACCAAAAGAAAGGGTACTAAAAGAAAGCGTTCCAGAAGAAAACGTATGCGAGGAGGTTATTCACAATTTTTAAGTAATGTACCTTATTCAGCATCTTATTCCACAGGAGGCACATTAAGTGCATCAGATTTAGCATTAGCAAATCCAGTACCACATCAAAGGTTTATAAATTGTCCTGGAAATTAATTTTATTTTATATTATATATAAATTATATAATATGAAATTAATAGAATCATATATAACAGAAAATAAATTTATTAAATTTGGATCAATATTTCTGGTTTTTATCATAAGCATTTATGAAATACTTAATAATAAAGAGAAATTTAATAAATTAAAATCAATATTTACAAATAAAAGATGGTTACATCATTTTGTCATAATGTTAGTATTTATAACAGGTATATTTTATAAATATCCAATGCACTCACTTGAGAGAGAATCAACAAAAAAGGGGTTAACTGCTTTAATTATTGCTATCTTTGCTTCTATAGATCTTACTATAGCACCTTTCTGGATTATATGGGTTTTAAGTTATTCGTTTGATGATTGGGTTTAATTATGACAGATTTATTAAACATTTTCCTTTTAATGGATTATCATCTATAACAATATTTTTCTTTTTACCCTTACGTTTTTTACTAATAACTTCTGTAAAATCATTATAATTTTTATTTGAACAACGTTGAATTTTATAACCCTGTTTGTTATAATATTTAATTCTTTTATTACATTGTCGTTTAAATACATCATGTTGATCAACTACATCAACCACTAAAGGTTTACTATGTTTTGTTCGCAATATTCTACCTATTGATTGAGTGACATCTGTTTTAGGTGTAGCCATAACTAATGTTGTTAACGTTTTGATATCTAATGCTTCTGAAGCCATTGAATAAGTTGCAATTATTATTTGTTTCTCTTCACTTTCTTTTAAAGCTTCTTTTTTCATACCTCCAACATAGTAACCTACACTTGCTATATTTTTATGCTCTATTGATTTATATAAATATGTCAATAGGTTTTTATAATGACCTAATATCATAATCTGTTGGTTAGGATTTTCTTCAATTAGATCTTTTACTATTTTTACTACAAATTCACGACGAGGATTGAAGTTACATAATTTTGTCATCATTGATGAGTATGCTGTATTACCTCGGAAATCATATTTGGTTTCATTAAACTCTTCATCGTTACTAATATAATCATATATTCTAACATTCACATTCTCATTCTCAATAGCCTTTTCTTTATAAATTATATCTCCTAAGAACATTTTGAATACTTTAGTAAGTCCATCTTTTCTTTGCATAGTAGCAGATAATCCTAACACATATTTTGTTACAATTTGGAATAATGACCTCACAAATACTTCGGCTGCTATATGGTGAACCTCATCTACTATTGTTAATCCAAAATCTGAGAAAAATGTATATGGATAATCTTTCATAGATAAGGATTGTAACATACCTATAACTATGTCTTTATCGTCTATATCAATAGTTTGTCCTTGTATTCTACCTATTCTAGCATTTGGAATAAATTGTTGGATTCTCTCAATCCATTGATCTGCTAAAAATGTTTTGTGGACAATTACTAAGGTTTTTAATCCTAGATTAGCAGCTATCTTTAAAGCCATCACAGTTTTACCTCTACCACATGGTATCTCTAATAAACCACCACCATTTTTTGTACTTTCCATATATTTCCCCACAATATCTGTCTGATAATCCCTCAAACTACCAGTAAATTTCATATCAACCTTTTTTGGTTCTTCTAATCGCATGTCATCTGGTACACCATAAGTTTCTTCACCAAAATATCGTGGAACATACAATTTATTCTTAGATTCACGATATATTGGAAACTTTTGGTTTACACCATACCCCAACGATTTAGGGATAAAAGGTGCTACCATTAACTCATCTCTAATCCATTGTTGTTCCTTAACTGATAGTTTATCTTTATATATTGAATATCCTTTTTGACCTAGATATGTTTTTACGTCTGACATTTATTTAATACTGTTGATATTTGTTTAACTATATTTTATAATTATTTACGAAAAAAATATATTATAATATGATATATGGAAAATCTAAAAGAACTCATGAAAGCTGAAAAACGCCACCAATTAGTTTTAGGTGCTTTATTTTTAGTTTACATCATCTTTCATATTAATACTCCTCATTCTTTGGCATTATTAATAGATAACTTATATGGAACAATTGTTGTTATTTTCTTAGCTCTAACATTATTTGCTGCTGTTAATCCAGTAATTGCTGTTTTAGGTATTATTGCTGCTGTAGAACTTTTACGTAGATCTAAAGTTACTACGGGTTCTTCTGCTATGATTGATCAATTACCTACTGAAAATAGAAAAACTTTTGATATGATGGCTCAAAATCAGTTCCCTATGACGCTTGAGGAAGAAGTTATTAAAAATAGAGCCCCTCTAGTTTCTTCTGCTCCTACTGGACCTGCTTCATACAAACCTGTGTTAGAATCTGATGGCAGTGCTACTGCTGTTTCAGGTGATATGTAAATTAATTAATAATAATTTTATTAATATTAATTAATCGCTACTCTTTAGCTTCTTATACGCCCATTCACCTCCTTTAAATAAGATGTATGCTGAAATTAATCCTACAAAAATCTCAAATGCTGGATTTGATATTATATCATTTAATGTTGGTAGATCTTTTTTCTCATCTGTGTTATTACTCTTTGATGAAATATCTTTTTTAAATAATGCTTCTTCTTTATCTCCTGTAGGTTGACATTCTATATATATATCATCGTCATCTCCTGAAAAATTATTGTTAACAGCTCCATTTTTATTATAATAAACTTTTGGACCACTTTTAATACTATAACTTTGTTCAGTTATTAAACCTTTTCTATTATCTGAACCTTGCAATAATTTAAGCGAAGTTGATGATATTGGGATATAATAATCATTCAAACTAAATACAATATAGTCATATACTCCCATACAAGGTGAGTATGGGAGATTTGATGTATATGAAAATAATGGTTTTTTATTTGGTACAAAATCATTTAAACTCCAAGTCATAGAATTTATTGAAGTAGAATCACCTGTATTAGGTATTCTAGCAGCGCTTTCTGTTAAAATTTGACTAAATGTTGATACCGAATTCGCGCTCTGATCTGATTTCATTGGAATACATACTAATAGATTTTTTCCAAATCCAGAATGTACAATTATCATTTCAGCCGCCGCCTTTACACCATTATAACTGTGTAATGATGGCGTAAATATTTTTATATCACTCACTTCTAATTTATTTGCATTATATTTCACATTTGTTGTTGATGCATCATAGCCTAAAGATAGATGATCACCGTTATTTTTAATACTTAAACTACTTTTGCCATAATCAAATTTTAAACTACATTTCTCAACACATATACTAGTTGTTTTATCTGGGATGTTTATAGGTGCTTTTGAATTTATACAAGTCATATTAATATAAGTAAATAAATAAAAATTATATATATTTATTTATATAGAAATGGTATCTAAAAATAATAAGAAACATGCTACATCAAAAAAAAAATATAAGAAACGACGAAGTACCTTTAGAAATAAAAAAAACACTAATCTCCGGAAAAAAAGTATTAAAAATAAGAAGGGTGGTGCGCCAACTAATGAAGATTTCGGTTTATCTCCTGGTACAAAAAGTGATAGTGATCTTGCAGAGCTTAAAGATGAATGTGATAACCTTAAATATAGTGCAGAAAACCCTTATGGTATATTATACCATAGAAATCGTAAAAAACGTATAGCTTGCTACACTTACTATATTAAAAATATATCCTTTTTAGAAAAAATCAAGGCTATTGCAACTGGACAGAAAAAGGATATGGATGAATTACAATTACTATTCAACCATGTTTTATCTGAAGATAAGAATAATATCCAAATTAAAGTCGGTCTTAAAGATGTATTTTTAAAAGAAGAATATATTAAGGCTTGTAGATTACTAATTAGAGCTAGAATAAAAATGATGACAGCTAAAAGTAATTCCGATAGACTAGAAAAAATTACAGACCGCGTTAAGAAAAACAATCTTAAAAAATTACAAGAATATGGATATGCTTCTGCCTTGACTTTAGGTGCTCTTGTATTATTAAACATCAATTATGATCTTAAAAAAATGGCTCATACACCTGTACCTATGCCTTTATTAGATAAAACTGATATAATGGATAAAAAAATGTTTCCAGATTCTCTCACTGATAAAGATTATAAATTACATTATCTATTAAACAACCCCAAATATGATGATATTGAACAATCTATAGAACAATTGACAGATGTTAAACCTATTGAATCTTCTCCTACAGAATTAAAAGAATCAGAAGAAGTTATTAAAGCTAGTAAACCTACTCTTATACAAAAACTATTATTGAGTATAAATAAATTAGTGACTAGTAAAACTAAGACAAAAAAAGATGCAGATGAGTTACAATCAGAGAGAAGTAAAAAACTTACTATTAAACCATTAAAAGAAATTTCAAAAAAAAGCGATAATTATTTCTTTAAAGGGAAACAAATTGAAATACAACCTCTTACAAGTGAGAATAAAACTGATTTAGAAAAAACTATTACAAAGGCAACTGGTGATGATGATGAAAGTGATGATGACGAAAGTGATGATGATGAAAGTGATGATAAATTAACACCTGAACAAAAAGCTAAACTACCTTCACCTGGTTCTGAAATAGAATTAACTGACAGTAATCCTAAACCAGAACCCTTGACTGTTGCAGATAAATATCCCACTAGTAAACTTATTGAAAAATTATTTTTAGATTATGTAAGAGATGAAGCAGAAGAAGTTGTACTTGATAAAGAAGAAAAGAGTTGGTTTGGAAAAAATAAAAGATATAAATCATGTGACCTAGATAATGCTAAAAAACTTTTATCTAAACTAAAAGATAATAAATTACCTATACCCTCTACAAAACAACTTCTTATAACTGATAAACAGCGGGTCAGTAATAATCAAGAACCTATATATGCTACTAAACAAAGGAATAAGGAAATTACCGTGGACGAGAGATTACAGTCATGTGGTGGTATTATTGATTCATTACAAGAAAATGTTGATAAAAAACAAGAGAATTTGATCATGACTGTTCCACAATTATCATGGGTTTGGAGAAATATAGTAGATAAAGATAAGAAATTACAAGATGAAGCAGTATGTTTTTATAAAACATTTTTAGGTTTTTGTAATATTAATAATATACAATTATCAGATAAAGATCAATGCAATATTCCTGCTGATTGGCATCCTGATAAAAATAATTTATGTAAAGAAACTGTTGAAGCTAATACTATAACTCAAAAAGCTATGGAAAAAGGTGTCAAACAAGAAGAAGAATTTAATCAGAAGAATTCTGAAGATGCTGCTGCTACAGCAAAATATCAGGCTGAATTAACAGATTATAATGACAAGAAAACAAAACATGATGCTGTAAAAAATCAACCGCCTACATCTGACGATGTATATGCATATATAAATGAAGCATCTACAGGTAAAAACCCAGGAGCTGTTCCTGGTGTACCTGAACCAGGAACAGAACCACCAAAAGATCCTCTTGAATTAGATTCAACTTCTAAATTACAACCAGGTGAACCTTTAGAAAATTTAGAGGAAGGTAAAAAAATAGATGCTAGTAGTACTAGTAAATTAATACCTAATTCTGACTCTGATTCTTCTACTAGTAAACCAGTCACATCTACTCCATTAAATGATGCGGAAAAAATAAATGATTCAACAATATCTCCTGTTACTAGTAAAGATGCTGCTGATAAAGCAGCAAAAGAGTGGGTTTCTCTAGCAGAAAAAGAAGGGTTCTTTACTGGTGCATTGAAAAGTGATTTTGATTCATTTAAATCGTTGGATGATGAATCTGATAATAATAAAAAACTTAGATTTGCTAAAACCCAACTAGAACAATACCTGTCTCCTCATGAAGCCAAAAGTGGTTCAAAAAGTAATAAACCTAAAACTTATACTGATTCTGATACTAATAGACAAATACCTGAAGGTTATAAGTATAATAGATCAGATGCTGATGGTAACTGTTTGTATTATTCTGTTTTGTCTGCTACTCATGCAAAAAAAACCGCTCCTGGTGGGAATGAAGACTTCAAATCTATTATGGATAAAAAACCATCGCGTGAAAATCAAGAAGCTATGCAATTATTAAGGGTAAAATTACTTCATTTTATGAATAGTGAAGAGTATAAGAAGTGTAGTGTGTATGATATTGCGAATGAGACAAGTTCTGATCCTACTATTATAATAAGATTTACTTCAATGAAATCGTCATTGAATAAATTAAAGGATTGGGGAGGAGAGGAAATTTTGGAACTTATTGAATGTATGTTCAAAATAAAAATACGTGTTTTTAGTCAAGGATGTGAATGTTGGGTTAGAAATAATGATGAAAAGGATTCTGATCAAAATGTCATTAACTTATATTATACAGGAGATCATTATGATTGGCTTAGTGTAAATGATAATACCTCATCTGGTGGATCTAATAATCCTATAGAAGCAGCTACTATTATTGCTATGAATCAGTTTGGTGGAGACGAAGGTAAAAATCGTGCAGAAACTAAGGAATCTGAACCAGAAGATCAAGTAATTAAAGACACACAAACACCCTTACCAGATGATAGTAGCAAGGTAATAATATCAGATACAGATTATACAAAAATATTTTCAAAATGTAAACCTAAAACATGCAAGGATTTCTTCGGAAAACTTATAAACGGAAGTGAATTCAAAAAAGATATATATTCATTAAAATCTTTATTAACAGATGAAGAAATAAAAAAACTTGGTGGCGTTTCAGATCCTGTACAAGAAGGATTAATTACATGTATTCCACAATTTGATAAAGTTTATAATAATACATTACTTGTTTCTAGTAATACAGAAAAAAATTGTTTAAGATGTTTGTATATGGGATTTATTCAATTATGTAAAGCTAGAAGTATTCCATTAGATGAAGAATTACAAAAAGATATTGCGTTAGATTATATACCAGATATATCAACATCTGATGTTAGTAAAAAAGAATCAGATGATGGATCTGATAGTAAAACCGATGATGGATCTGATAGTAAAACCGATGATGGATCTGATGATGGATCTGATGATGGATCTGATCATGGAAATGTAGGTGATAAATCTGATGATGGTGCTGGAAATAAGAAAAAAGACAAGCGTTTACAATTATCGGGTACTACAGCCATACCTGTTGCTTCACCTGTTAAAATTTCAACCGAAAAGAAAGGTAAATATGTTTGGATTAAAGTAGAGGAAAATACGGGTAAAATACAAAGTGTTGTAGCAAATGCATATAATTCAGCAGAAGATACTATCAAACCTTTTATAAATCCTGCTCCTTCTGCTCCACCAGCCTCATCAGATAATGATGCATCTAGTAATAGTAAGTCCCATAGTAGTAATAAGAATAGTGACGGAGCAGCTCCAAAACGAAGTCAACAACATATTAGTGATTCCGAACAAGATGCTACAGCAGTAAATAATTTGTTAGAGGCGAATTCTCAAGATAATGATACAGATGATAAGATTGGTGGATGTGATAATATACCAGAAGATACAGAAGAACGTCCACGTCCTAATGCTGGTAAAGAAAAACAAGGTGATCTTTGGTGTAAACCCAGTGTATCATATTTATGTGGTAAAAAAACTAATACTTATAAATCACGACTGGAAAAAGGTTTAGGTGCTGTATGTAGAAAAAAAGAACACGACTGTAATTTCAAAAATTTACCAAAGGGGTATAGTGTAGATGCGGAAAATGATGGAGAATATGATCCAAAATTTTTCACAGATGATCCTTCAAAAAAAGGTGTTAGTGAAGATAATATCACCTCTTGTTCAAAAAAAACATCAGGTGGTAATAAGAAAGGAGGTAAACGACAAAGAAAGAAACGGATATCGTTAAAACGTCGCAAATAATATTTATAATTCACTAATAGATCTTTGTCTATTCATATTTATTATATTTGGTACACCAAAAATTAAAGACATACCCATACAAGTACCTGGATCGGATCTATTGTCTGCAAAATTGTAGGATTTAGGCATCATTCTATTATCTTCTCTAGTATCGTATACTAATTTTAATTTATCATAACTTTTAATATAACTATCTAAATTAGATATTATATTATTTATCACATCTGTAAGTAATAAATCATCATCATCTTTATATATTTCTCTAGTATGTTCTAATCCAGGTATTATAATATTTATGAACTGTTTGTTTGTTTCCATTAGCTCTAATAATTGTTTGTATCTTTCATCTATATATCTTATTGTTCCTTCGGCGGCAATCATCATAGATAATAGTTGATTATAATCTTCAAAGTTTTTAATTAAATATTTTTTTACTACTTCTCTACCTTGACCTGATGCTTTTCGTAAAAACCATTGTGTACCATACATAGATGAATCTATATATATTGTATCAGACCAGATATTAATTTTTTTTCCTTCTGATAAATTTTTTAATTCTTCAAATTTATAATGATATTTATCGGAATGAATTTTTATATCTTTAATATCGTATTCTATACCTTCATTACTTACTGACATTTATATATGAACAGATAAATTTTTCTTTAAGCTGTTATTAATACTAAAGTTGCATTATTCTTTTTCAATTACTAAAAAATTGAAAATTTTTATTTATTTATTTGAATAATAACAAACAACAATATGTCTTCATTTACAGAACCTATTAATAAAACTGATGATATACCATCATTACCATCACAACATAGTGCGTTCCATTATACTAATGGTTTAATTACTAAAGAAAATCTATCAATAGCAATTCCTAGATCAATAAAATTGTCATCTGCTACTAAACAGTTAGGGTCTAATCAGGATTGGGTTTCATCTGGTTCTAACGACCACTTTCATTGGCTAGTAGTATTAGATGGCCATGGTAAAGGAAATGTACTAAAAAAACTGTCTTTACTAGATTGGAACTCGTTGCTTATAGAATTTAAGGATGACATTAACTCCATGATTACTCATATAAATAAAGAGAATCTAACATTTAATAAAAATACTGGTAAAAAATATAATCATTTTAGAGATGGATCTACATGTTCTATTGTTAAAATATACCCCGAATATATAGAATGTCATACTATTGGAGATTCACAAGTAGGTATTATGATTAATAACAAGGACTGTTATTTTACAACTAATCATGACTCTACAAATATATCTGAAATAGATCGCTTGAAACCTGAAGGAGTAATTACAAGTGACACATGGAAACATCAGATCATAAATGATACAGATTTAACTATGATAACTGGTAAATATTTTCATTTCAATCATCCAACCAAAGATATTGTGGATAAACTAGCAATGAGCAGAGCGCTAGGACATAATATTGGAACAATATTTCCGATATCCCAAGCATTAGAAACATTTCGCATAGATTACACAAAAAATGATTCTATTATTATTATCGCTGCCACAGATGGATTATGGGATATAGTTTATGATAAAGAATTAATTTTAAAAAAATTTTATCATGATACTAATGATGAATTATACAAAACAAATAAATCCACTGATATGCCTGTTAATAACCTAATTACTCATGCTGAAAATATGTGGACACAAAAATGGAATGTATTATATGAAGGAGATGTATCAATTAGCCAATTTCCTAACCCTGATGATATAGGTATTGCATGTATATCAATTATATAAATTATTTATTTGTAAAACTACTAAAGATTTTTTCTTTATATTTAGTAATTTTTCTATATGAGTTTGTTTACAATATACACTGCAATATGGTCTACTTAATCTCATAAATACTGTTTTATTTTTCAGATTTTTTTTACATGTTGTACATTTAATTGGCATATACACGGTATAATCTTTATTTAATTCAGTCATATATATTTTATATATATTATATGTATAAGTATCATGACTAATACTATTTTTATATATAGAGCAAAAAGGAGTAGAAATAAATTAAAATATGTTCCTTATAAGAAACATTATAACTCATTATATGATCAAATTGATATTGATAAAATATTAGAAAAGATAGCTGGCGAACAAATGTCTTCGGTTATGTGTCAGGGTAATTTAACAAGTGAATTTGTTAGTAATGCTTTAGGATTTGACGAACTTGAAGATTATGAAGATGCTGATCATGGTGAAATTATTACGGTTGACGAAAATAGCAAAGGTGTAGATATTCTTGTTTTATGGACAGATAAAAGACCAACTACTAGTGGAAATATTATTCAATCTGTAAGAGGAATCGCTGGACTTCATATTAGAAAAGATAACCGTAAAAATAAATATGCCGAATTATCTATTATATGCAATGCTAGTAGTTCAAAAATGAAGACACGATATGCTAATTTGAAAAAAAAAGGTAAAGAAATATTAGAATTATTAGATCAATTAGCTAAAGATAAAAAATGCAAATATATTACATTGAAGGCATTAGATAATGTTATAACATATTATCATAAATTTGGTTATAAACTAGTTAACTACCCTTTTGATGAAGAGAAAACTTCTACTACAGATTATGTAAAACGACTCACTCAAATAAATTCTACTATAGGTAAATTAGAGAAAAAACATAGTACTAAAAATCATAAAAAACGTGACGATTTACATGAACTAGAAATGTTAGATAAAGAAAAATATCTTATTATGAATAAATTTCAACGTTATCTTGTAGGATTATATAATGTTAATGATAGAGCAAATTTTAATTATTCAGAAACTCCTGATACAGAAGATGAAACTGGTGATGATTTTGTAGAAGATTTATCAGATAATGGTTATAGAATGTATAAATCATTAGTTAAAAAAACTCCTAATGCTGGTAAAAAAACTAGGAAAAATAAGAAAACAAAAACTAGAAGGAAAACACATAGCAATAGGGGAGGTAGTGCTGCTGGTGATCGTGATGTTAATGAAGGTAAATGGTTGATTAAAAATAATAAAGACTCAATAACACATTGGCAGGATTTTGTTTTACCTACTTTGAATGCTGATAATAATGATATAGATACTATTAGCAATGCAATGACTTTCTTCCTTACTGAACTGGAATATTTTGATGATATGGGTGATGAAGAACGACAAGAAACTATGGGAGAAGATTATGATAAAACGTGGAATTATGTAGAATTAAAAGATAGGAGTATTTTATTTGGACACACACATGAAATAGATGTTGATCTAGCTAGACAAGATTTTGAATTAGGTCCTGATGCCGAAATTATAGATAGATAAATTCTTTTTATAAATATATATGTCACAAAAAGAATTTATAAAATCAGGAAAAGATAGTATTAGATATAATTCAATTAAAGAATTAAATCAAATGTTAGAAAAAATCAATAAACCTAATGAATATGAAATCAATAGAGCATTCCTTTATAAAGATTTGTTTTTGTATGCATGTAAACATGGTACTAAAGATATTTTAATCTGGTTTATTGAACTATATTATGAATTTAACGTTATAGAACAAATTGCTCTAAGACAAATATTTTTTTATGGTAAATATGTAGCTAATAAAAATAAACATGTTAGTAATGGATGGTTTACAAACTATGTAATACCATTAATTAAATCTAATTAATATATTATACTTATTGTATAGAATAACATTAATAAAATTTATATAAATAAATAGTCTAATCTATATAAATTACATGGATATTGAATATGAGGTTACTCCAATAAATAAAGGAGATTTTTTTACTACAGAAGAATGGCATACAACTATTTCTACTGGTAAAAATGTAATATTATTATATACACAATGTTGGAATAACGGTACATTTACTATAACCGCAAACGAAACAGACATTAATGAAATATTAAAATTGGATCATATTATTATTAATGATCATGGTGGATGTATAAATATGTTAGAAATGGGATGGTATTTTAGTGATGAAATAAAAAAAATTGACACATATACAGAAGAAGAGGTCAAGGAAATAAATATGTTAAAGTATGTAGATATGGAAGACAATAATAATTTGGATGAAGATTATGACGAAGGAGATGTAGATACATGTAGATTAGAAGATAATGGATGGACGTTAGAAGAGACAATTTATGAAGTTTATAATGGTATTGAATTAGCATAACATATTTTAAAGTACTGGAATATACCTAATAGTATTGTTATCATACATAGTTACTTTAAATGCATCATTATAACCCTCTACATAAACGGTGTCGCCGTTATATAAATTATCACATCCATATTCACTAGTACAACTCTTACCTGCATTAGTTACAGGTAACTTAATAGCATTATTCTTATCACTCATAGAATAAAAGTTCCACTTATCACGATTCGTTATTGTTGGTCGCCCCATTAATGGTAATATTGTTTCTTGACCATTAATTCTAGTAAGTAAGCCTACTTGTCTATAATTTGTATCTACACCTTGAGTAGGTACATTTATAGGTATAGCACCTCTTACATCTCTACCTGGTACTAAAAATCTATTATCTCTCAATGGAGGTACATATGGATCTAACAAAACATCATTCGTATATGGAATATTTGTTCTAAAGAATGAGTTAAAAAATCCTGGTTGTTGTTGAGTCTCTTGTTGAGTATTATTTTGTTTAATAATTATATTATTACCATTTTGTAATTTGAATAAATAATAACATAATCCTGCAATTAAAACAACTATAAAGAACATGGTTGCATTTTCAACACATATAACACCTGGTGGGCATTTCTTTGGCATGATATAATATAGTGTTAAAAAAAAGAATAATTAATTATATTAACATTAATAATTAATTATTTAAATTTATTTACCTCCTAATCCTAATCCACCTACTAAATCAGTCATACCCTTAAGTGTTTTGGGGTCCAATACATTCATCATGCTTTTTGCTTGCTCCATTAATGGACCCATACCTTCCATCATCTTCATTAAATCCTTTTGTTGAGACATTAATTCTTTAGTATCCATTTCTAATCCTTTTACTCCTTGAGGTCCTAATTGTTGGTGCATTTTTTTGAAAGCAGATAAATTAGTTTTATCACGATTTACTTGATGTCCATCTGAAAATCCTTCATGTTCATCATCTTCATTTCCATCGTCCGCGTGTTCAGCTTTACTAGACATATCTAAGGTTTTCTGTCTTTTTGCGTTTTCGTTATCATCATCAGCCTTTTTTCTAGCTTCTAGACCTTCGCGTACCTTTAAACCATAATTATGTGATACAAATAATACGCTAGTACCAATCATAGCAGTTAATAGAATAACTGTCATATTCTTACTAAAGTACTGTGTCAAAAATGCTAATAATACAAAGAAAATTACTGATGTAAAATTTTGAGCTGCCATGTATCCTAAGATATTTGTTACAGCTAAAAATGTCACTACATATAACACATATTTGTTAGTTAATGCTTTATTTAGTGTTTTTGTAAATTTAACCATTATATATTAATATTGGGAAAAAAATTGAAAAAAAATTATATATGATAATTGTAACATAACTTGAAATATGGTATTAGAAGATATAACTAATGGTAATAGACATAATGTTACTAATTATGATTCAGATTCATCATGGGATTCTGACGACGATAATGAAAACCCTAAACATTGTTTAGGTCTATGTATTTTATGGTGTGATGATATACATGGTTCATCAGTAGGATCAGATATTAATAGTCATTGGTTGGTGCATGAACGTATTAGATTAAACGAATTCTTTCAACAGGATCTTGATTGGGTTGAAAATTATAGACGTAATATTGAAGCATATCTTTCTGTTATGCCACAAGATTTATCTAGATATCATCCTTTACTTAGAAATTATACTGATATTGTATCTAGACCATATTCTCCTAAAATTGATATTATATACATGGATTATTTACCTGGACATGAAGCTGTTGCATATATTAAAACATTTTGGTTAAGACTTGTTCAGAGGCGATGGAAGAAATTATATAAAGAACGACAAGATATTATCAAAAAGCGATGTCAAATCAAATCTTTGAATTATAGACAAACGCATGGTAAATGGCCTCATGGTCTTAATAATTTACCAAATATTAGAGAAATTATTAATTTTTAAAAATTAGCGAGTTCTGGAGCGTGTTTTAGAACGGGTTCTAGAGCGAGTTCTAGAATGACCTTTAGATCTAGTTTTACTTTTTTTACCCTTTCTAGTCTTTCTAGCTGAAGGAGACTTCTTGCGATAAGAATAACCACCTCTACGTCTACGCCTACGTCCACCTCTCATCATATCTTGTGGATTAGCGTTTGGAGCTGATGCTGCTGTAGCAGATTCGTTAGTTAATTTGGATAATTGACCTTGAATTTGACTAATGGTTTTTTGTGCATTAGCAATGATTCCATCTGGAGAAACATGTGAGTTCAAGTCAATCTGATTTAATTGACCTACTACTTCTCCTAATTGCGCTACTGCTTTTTGTGCATCACCATCTGATTGTTCTGCGGACTGAATTCTTTTATTTGCAGCATCTAATTTTGTTTTCATCATTGATAACTCGCTATTTGTGTTTCCGACTTTCTCTAGGTTTTTACTAATTTGTCCTAATGATCCAAATATAGTATTAAGTTTCTGTTTTAACTGATTGTTAAACTCGGTTTCTGCTTGAAGACGAGTTTTCAATGTTTGAACTTGGGAATTGATTTGATCAACTGTACTCATATATAAATATAATGAGATTTTTTATAAACGCAAATCACTAAACAACATCGTTTTTATTTTCTGAAACAATATTGTCTAATTCATTTTTAACTGTATCTAATTCGTCTAAAATTTCCTTTTGTTGTCGTTTAATATGTTCTAAACTTCTGTCTGTCATTCCTTCATCTTCCATCACTTGATTCAAATGCTCTAGAATATCTCTTAAAGCTTTATCTTGTCTATGTTTTTCATCTACAACATGTTGTGTATGTTTTTTATAATCTTCAACAACTCCTTCCAACATACTATTTACTTTAGAAGTTTCAGATAATTTACCTAATTTACCTGCTAAAAGTTGTTTTCTATGATTTAATTCACACCTTAATTGTTCTATTTTCTTGTCTCGTTTTGCATATTCGGCCATTTTATATTAAAGTACTATTTTAATATTATTTAGACATTTTAACTAATTTACTACTATATGTAACAAAATATATATATTGTAGAATATATATTTGCACTACATTATCTAATGTTATATATTTAAACAAAATATATAAAAAATCTAAGCCTATACTATTTAGGATGACTTCAAAAAATATAGAACCCCTTTTAACCGACGACGATAATCGTTACGTAATGTTTCCAATTCAAGATAAAAGTATTTGGGATATGTACAAAAAAAGTGTAGATTGTTTCTGGCGGGCTGAAGAAATAGATTTATCCAAAGATAAGGCTTCATGGAATAAAATGAGTGATGAAGAACGTTATTTTGTTAAGATGATATTAGCTTTCTTTGCTGCATCAGATGGAATAGTATTAGAAAATCTTGGTATGCGATTTATGAGTGAAGTACAACTTAGTGAAGCACGTGCATTCTATGGATTCCAAATAATGATGGAAAATATTCATAGTGAAGTTTACAGTTTGCTAATTGATACATATGTGGAAAAACAGGATGAAAAAAACAAACTATTTCATGCGATTGATAATTTTCCATGTATTAAAAAGAAAGCTGATTGGGCTATTAAATGGATTAATGATAAAAGATCTTCTTTCGCTACTCGCCTTGTAGCATTTGCTTGTGTAGAGGGGATCTTCTTTTCTGGTGCATTCTGTTCAATATATTGGCTAAAAAAACGTGGATTAATGCCTGGTTTGTGTTTTTCAAATGAG